TACAATGTAATGCTTGAACGGAGGAAAATTTAGTTTTGCTTTTGTGTCAGCAATAGTTTTAGTTGTTTTCTTACGACCCGGTTCATCTGGAATGTGATCATATCCCATAACTCTGAATACTATCTCATCTACCGGAATTGAAAGAGGATCAACTGCAAAGTCTTTTTGCTTGGGCTTCTTATCCCACCCACCTTCTTTCATAGCAGTTTGATAGCCCTCAGACTGTAGCTTCGCAGATCTGTTTTCTTGTGCTTGTTTAATTATAGTTTTATTGATTTCTTTTACGTCCATTAATATAATATCAGGATTCATGTACATGTCGTCCTGAACATAACAATAAGACATCTTACTAGCATGAATTTGCTTCAGTATGTCTTTATTATTTAAATAATTAACCTTTTTTGGTTGAGGGTGTGCCATATAATCTCCTTAGTTAAACAGTAGTATAGTGTCTAAACAAGATAAAGTCAACTGTTTTCTGATAATAGTACTAATAATTAAAACGTACTATTATTTATCGTGATAAATAGTATATAGGAGCACAATATGGTAAATGAAACAGAATATAACCAACCTTATATAGGAGGTAACTCAGAATTTGATACACTCATGGATAGACAAGATGGATCAAAGTTTAAGGAAATAGATTGGCGAGCAAGAATCCGACCTAAGAAGGGCGGAGAGAGATGGGCATACGGACTGTACGACCCAGACGATCCTGCAAAGGATAATATAGATAGTGTTCTAAAACCATTGCAAGATAAAGGCGGAATTGTGTTTCCTTATACTCCAGACATTTTCCTTGCGGCGTCAGTAGATTACAACGAATCAACTCAGCAGGGTACTAACTATCCGTTTTATACATACATTAATAGTAGACCTACAACGCTACCTATTACAGGAACGTTTACAGCAAATACTACAGAAGAAGCACAATACATGTTAGCAATATTTCATTTTTTAAGAAGTATTACTAAAGCATTCTATGGTGATAGTGCTGTTAAAACCGGGTTCTACGGAACTCCACCACCAGTATTATTATTTGAATACTTGGGAGAATTTGGATTTAACAAAGTGCCGGTTATTATACGAAACTATAACTTCCAATTACCACCCAACGTAGATTACGTTCCGGTTAAATATGGTGAAACCACAACAATGATGCCAACAGAAACTAGTATAATGATAGAACTTGCACCTCAATACACATATAGAAAAACTAGAAAGAAATTTAACTTGGGAGAATTTACTAGTGGTAGAGCATTAAAGGATGGGTTTATCTAATGGCTAGTTTTAACAGCAGAGAAAGTTTTCTACGTCGAGCACCAGCAAATGGGTTATACCTCGACATTAATGATTTGCCTAAACTTCCAAAAAGTCGTGCAGATAGATTATATGCAGTAGAGCCTAAGTATGCAAAACGACCTGACCTATTAGCACACGAGCTGTTCGGTACTGTTAGACTGTGGTGGGTGTTTGCATTAAGGAACCCAGACGAAATAGTAGATCCTATAGAAGATTTTGTATCAGGCTTATCAATTTATATACCTACTAGAGAAACTATCGATAGGGTAATTGGCTAATGGCATTTTGGAATTTATTTGGTTCTACTGACGAGGAGGATAAGGAAAAAACTTCAGCTCCTATAGTAGAAGACAGGTGGCTCGGTGCAGTTGCGGGCAATAAATTAGACGGTTATAATAATGCCACATACAACTGGCGGCTTTACATGATACCAGATGATGACGGGGAAGGCGGCGGTTATATGAACGGTGCCGTAAAAGCTGAAGCAAAAAATACAGTAATTATTGCCCAAACAGGTGTAACTGGTATAGCAATAGATAATGTATCCTTAAACATTGTTAAAGGTGACTCTGGTGCATTTGTTACTAACGGTTCGTTTACACTTATACAACCAGGTGCCGCAGACTTACTAGATCAAATACAAATGTCTAAAAAAGTATTAGGCATTAAAGCAGGCATGTTTGCTAATGTACCAATATTTCTAGAGTTATCTTTTAAAGGCTATACAGAAGATATAGATGATACCGAAGAGGAAGGCAAGCCTGTTACGATTGACGGTCCATGGTGCTGGCAATGTGAAATTGCAACTATCGATGTAGGTATAACTGAAGAAGGTAGTACATACGACTTTACAATAGTTATTGGATCTCAAAACGCATACTCAGACATATTTTATACACTTCCAGCTGACACTAGTATGACTGGCAGTACTATTAAAGAGTGTATTTCTGATTTACAGAAAACACTTACTAAGTATAGAGAAGACAATTATAAAGAACATTCTGTACAAGACGAAGTAGAATTTGATCTGTCTCAATTACAAAAAGTTATTGGAGACGACAAAATTAAATATAACAACTATAAATCAGCAGAGCAAATAAACAGATTAATGAATGCCCAATCCGAGGGTATTAAGACAAGAGAAGAATATGATAAAAGATTGGAAGAGAACCCCGAAAGTTTAGATGGCGGTATTAAGGCGTCAGGTGGAATATGGCGAAGGGACAGAATACAAGTTAAAGAAGGTACAAACTTCCATAGAATTTTTACAACATTGCTTGTGATGAACGACGAGTTTTTAAAAAAGTGTACAGCTAAAAAAGGGGACATGGATGATCCAAATATAGATAAAGACGGGTTTGACTTAACACAAACATTTAAGAAATGGTATAGGATTAATGCATTCGTGGAATGGAAAGACTATGATCATAGACGAAACACTTATGCAAAAAAGATTACATACCAGCCTGTAATTTATGACACATGTGACGGCGACCAAATTATGGCGGCGCCTGAAAATGACACTACTAAAGAAGAAGTTAATGTTCGAATTAAAGAAATGCAAATTAAGAAAGCATATCATTATTTGTATACCGGACTGAATGACCAAATACTAAATGCTGATATTTCGTACCATGCAGGACAGTTACTTTTAGGTGCACCAGGCGGAGGAAAGCTAGGAGACACATCTACTAATCCTAACGCTCCAGGCAGGACAGTAAGTGATGGCGACCCTGAGGGCAAAAAATCTAAAAGCCAAATCGCGGCGGCTCAATTGGATGTAGATGGATTAGCGGATCAATTGGCTAGTGATGATGCCCTACTGCAACGTGTTCAAGATAAACTCAATTTAACAGATGCGGAAATTAAAGAATTACAAGATGACGAACAAAAAAGAAAGAATTTAGCAGAAGCAATAATATTTTTAGGTGAGCAAAAATCAAATCCATTAAGTTACAAGAAAAGCAAAGGCGCCGGACAGAATCCATATGTACCAGTCAGTCCGACTGATGTGGTAGATGATAATTACACCCCAGAGCCAAGTGGTTATCTATATAGTGCAGAATTATTATCAGACACAGGCGGAAGTGAAACTGTTATAGGCGAACTTAGTGGAGCAACAGCAATTAATACTTTAAAAAATTCACTTAATACGAAGGACAAGGGCGATAATGAGGGTAGTGGACCGAGACCAGGCTTTAGTTATGCGGCAAGTATTGTGTCTACATCAGGCAACACTAGTGACGGATCAGCTAAAGCAACATTGTTTGGATACATGTTCCAAAATGTTAATGATGCTAGTATTTTAGTTGACTTAAATTTGAAAGTTAGGGGTGATCCGTGGTACTTAGGTGAGAAGCCAAAAGATCCGACAAAGGGAAGAGGATTAGAGCAACGGATCGAAGATGGCAGAAAAGCAACCAGTCTAGATGCCATATCATATGACGGTAATGATAATTACTTTTTGTTTACAATGCAAACTCCTAGGGTAATAGACCCTGATGTAGACGACGAAGATAACAACACAGGTTATATGAGTCAACAAGACACAGCATACTTTATAAGTGGGGTATATCAAATTATGGGAGTAACAGCAAATTTTAACGGTGGCATGTTTGATTTAGATTTAAATGCTAAAAAGCAAACAGCACTAGACTTATCTAAATACGATCTCGTAAATGTAGATTATAATTTAAACAAAGAAGAAGATGATGATGGATTTGATCCTGCGGCGGAAGCAGATGCAGTCAACGCACGACAACTACAAGAATTTAACGATAAGCAAGGTGGTGGATAATGAGTTTAAGCGGAAAATATAGAGCAGATAAATTTAAAGTTAGTAGAACTAACCCTGTAGAATCATTTCGCGTTAATGCAGATTTAGATTTTGGTATATACCTAGGCGAAGTTATCGTTAGACCAAAAGACGATACCCACTCTGGGCGATTAACAGTATACATACCATCACTAGGTAAAGACAGAGATAATCCAAGTAACTGGGTAAATGCTTTTTGGAGTACACCATACGGCGGAAGTACACCTTCCTCTAGAATAGGTACAAAAGTAACATCATATCTTGAAACACAAAAAACATACGGCATGTGGATGGTTCCACCTGACGTAGGTAACTGGGTACTAGTATGTTTTGCTGATGGTAAATCTAAACAGCCGTTTGTATTAAGTTGTTTACTTCCAGATCAAATGTCTTACATGGTACCTGGTAACGCCGGTGGTAGAACATGGGGACTAAATAAAAAATTACCTGTAGCAGAAGTTAATAGGAATACTGAAAATTTAGATCATGGTAATTCCTCTGAGAGACCAGTAAACCCATACATAACAAAACCTATTTTAGACCAGGGATTAATTAACGACAAGCTCAGAGGTATATCTACTTCTAGTGCAAGAAGAGAATCACCAAGTTCAGTATTTGGAATATCTACTCCTGGTGCGGAAGATGTAAATATAGAAACAAGTAAAAAAGACGGCACACATAGAACGGGTGGACACAGTTTTGTAATGGACGATGGCGACATCGATGGTGACAGTAAGAACATAAGAATTAGAACAGCAGGTGGCAATCAAGTATTAATGGACGACACTAACGGACTAATTTATATAATAAATGCAAAAGGTAATGCATGGATAGAGATGAGTGGAGATGGAGACATTCAAATCTATAGTGAAAAAGATATTTCATACAGAGCTAAAGGCAACATTAATATACGAGCCGACAAAAACTTAAACTTAGAAGGTAACACATCTGTAAATATTGCGGCTGGTACATATGGTGATGCATCAGAGCCGTATGAAGAATATGACAAAGATGGCAACCGGACTGGCGTTATGATCAAGCCTGGCGTACTTAACATCAATGCCGCCGCCGAAGCCAACATGAAAGTTATGAAAGACTTTGTTTTAGACGTGGACGAAAAAGGCAGTATGCATTTAACTACTAGAAACAACATATTTGCTACAGCTGAACTAAACATGCATCTAAATGCTGGGAAAAGTATGTATAATACAGCACGGGATACTCAACACATTAAGTCCGGGGGAGAAACTACTGTACAAGCTGGCGGTAAAGCAAACGTATTAGGCAGTTCAGTACATTTAAATGATGGCGGTAATGCAACAGCGGCAGAGATTAGTTTAACAGCAACCAAAATTCCACAGACTAAGTATAAGGATCAAGGAGTACTAGTACCAGGTTGGGAGTATGATATCGGCGCAACTACAGAGGATAATCCATTAACAACTGAAGGTAAGAGAGAAGATGAGGACGACGGTGATGAAATTAATAGTATTATAGATACAACTATGCTAACACGTGAACCTTACATTGATCATATCAGAGACGGAAATGATTGGGAACCAGATCCCTCTTAATTAAGAATTAGCTAAACTTTTTTGTAAATCAGCAAACTTTATATAAGCTCTATATTTGCCTTCTTGTTCTTCAGCAACCATTTTTTTAAGTCTTCCTATTTCGGCCCTTAAACTGTTGCATTCTTTCTGTTTATCAACAAGCATAACTCGTAGTTGTTCTTCTAATGTGTCGTTAAGTGAATTGATGTCAGTCATAAAATATCTCAGATTTAATAATTTCCACTGTTTCAAAATTGACTAGCACTTCGTTGTGACTAGTACCCATTTCAATCTGTTTCAAATTATTAAAATTACTTGGAACAGATTTCTGTGTCCTAACCGTAAGAGTGCCATCATTTGACTCTCCCATACCAGCAAGAGCATTGCCGGCTCCTTTGGTTCCTGTTGTTACTATATTAATTATCTTAAAATCGTTATTAACACTTTGTAATGCTGTAATAAACGCACTTTTTGGATTTAGTGCTGTAAATAGTTTACTATGTCTGAATGCATACGACAGCCACTTTGCTGTTCTGCTACCGCCCCACGGAGCACTCATGGCTACAAAGGCGTTGCAATTAGCAAATGATTGTACTGCTTTTATTCCTAGCAAACACCCGTAACTATGTGCTACTACGGAAAATGGTGAAGACCCAAACTCGTCAAGTATTTGCATTTTTATACGAATTACTAACGTTTCAGGATTTTCTTGAGTATCGTACTCTATGAAAAGTACGTTATGCTCTGGCAAAAATATGTGTAAATAGTTGTAACCGAGTGAAGACGCACCGCTCCCATGTATGTAAACTATATTTTTACTATACTCTGGTGGCATTCTTCAACATGGTTTCCATGTCATAGAATTCTTGCGGTACTTTTCCCTTTTGTCCTACAAGATTAACCATTTCAAACAACACATATCCTTTGGTGTGGTAATCATAAATGCCTACGGAATGTAGACGGTTCTGTTTTTTCGTCTTCATTTGAAAGAAGCGAGGCCCGTACCCAGAAGACTTATCAGTTAATTTTAACTGCTTGTTAACCGCGTCTGCTTTTTTGCAAATGCTGTCAAATCGTTCAATGATGTTTCTCATCAAATATTCCTATAAATTTATAAAAATTAGCAAGATATTTCCTACTATGTTATTATGTATCCTTTATGCTTAAAAGTCAACATTTTTTTAGGCTTATTATAACTAGTTTTAATCCTTTAGGATAAATAGTTGTATGGCAAATATATACCGAGGATTCAGCACAGTAGGACAAATAAGAGCGCCTTATACTTTGATTGATGGCGATCTTATAAAAGCAGACTTGCTTAACGAACTTTATACCAAAAGGGGTGAGCGAGTGATGAGACCTACATACGGGACTAGAATTTGGGATATTATAATGAACCCTTTAGACCAGTATGTCGTTGCAGAAGTTAAGGAAGATATTGAACGTATAGTAGCAAAGGACAGTAGAGTAGAAATGACTGACATGTTTACTGACGTACTAGACCACACAATTAGCATAACACTACATTTAAAGTTTAAACCGTTTCTAGCAGAAGACACGTTATTTGTAAAATATGCAAGGGAAAACATAGAGATATAATATGGCAGTTAATAGTAGACAAAATAATTTATTCGCGGCAGAAGACTGGTCAGTAGCCTACCAAGCATATAGTCAAGTAGACCTCCAAGCATATGACTTCGATACCATTAGAAATGCAATGGTCGATTATATTAAAACTAATTTTCCAGAAAACTTCAATGATTACATTGAGAGTTCAGAATTTATAGCAATTATAGAATTGCTAGCCTACCTCGGGCAAAGTATTGCATTCAGAATGGATGTTAATACAAGAGAAAACTTTTTAGAAACTGCTGAGCGAAGAGACTCAGTATTTAAACTTGCAAGACAACTTGGATACAATCCAAAACGAAACATTGCCGCAAGTGGCTTAATGAAAATTATAAGTGTTTCAACTTCTGAGCCTTTAACAGATAGTACAGGTTCAAGCCTAAACGACAAAACTATTAGCTGGAACGATTCTAACAATCCAGATAGTTACGAACAATTTTTAACTATATTAAATAGTGCATTTGGTAATGTTAATAGATTTAGTAAGCCTGTAAAAACAGGAACTGTTGGCGGAATTATAACTGATAGATACGATATTAATACTCCAATTAATTCTCCACTAGCGTATAGCTTTAATGTAAATGTTAATGGCATTAGCAGAGTTTTTGAATTTGTAAATGTTGACTATGAAGACGCTGGCGTATTTAAAGAGAAACATCCAGATAGCACAAACAACTTCTCGATAGTTCATAGAAATGACGGACTAGGATCACTAAGTAAAAATACTGGATTCTTTATGATGTTCAAGCAAGGCGTATTATCGTCTGCTGATTACGACTATAGTACTCCTGTTGAAAACAGACAACAAGCAATTGCTGTTAACAACATTAACGAGAGTGATGTGTACTTGTCAGAAATAGACAGCCTTAATAAAGTATTAGCTAAATGGACAAAAGTTCCAAACACGGTCGGACAAACTTTAATGTACAACACTAAAGCTAAAAGTACCCCATTATTATATGCTGTACAGAACATAGGACAAGGCGGAATTAACTTACAGTTTGCAGATGGTAACTTTGCAACTGTTCCTATGGGATCTTTTAGGGCTCACTACAGAGTTAGTGATAACGAAAGATTTGTATTACAACCCGATGACGTTAGAAATATTGTAACTACTATACCATACTTAACACAAGATGGCAAAGCGTACGACTTAACAATTACATCAAGATTAGAAGGACAAGTATCAAACAGTTTGCCTGCTGAAACACTTGCCGGCATTAAAGAAAGAGCACCACAGGCATATTACGCCCAAGACAGAATGGTTACTGCTCAAGACTATCAGGTACTACCTTTAGCAAAAAGCACAAACATTAAAAAATTAAAAGTTACTAACAAAACACATGCTGGACATAGTAGGTATATCGACATTACAGATCCTACTAGTACTTTTCAAACTACAACTAGTATTGCAGAGGACGGAGCATTATATCAAGAGGCTAGTAACTCTAGTGATTCATTTATTATAACAACTACTAATACTACACAAGATTTTATTAATACTAAGTTTCCAAAAATTATTAAGAACATGAAACTTAATGATTTTATTTACAGCACCTTTAGAACTAAAGTTAAAGAAGTTCCTGCTTATGCTGACATGTTTGATATTTCATTATTTGGTATAGCATGGAACACATTGCCAAGAAAGGGTTCCGGTGAATATGGTTATATGTCTGAGATTTATACAGCATCAGGCACACCAACAGACGTTAATATTTCGAATACACTCTTTAAAATTATACAACCAGGATACATGTTAAAATTTTATAATCCCTTAGACAAGACAAAATTTGAATGGGTTAAAGTTATTAGTGTAGACAATAACGGTGTTAGGAACTCAGCTAGTAGTACAGCTAATGGCCCAGTTAAACTTAATAAGCAAATCACTAACGGATGGAAGTGTGATGAGCTAATTGTTATACTTAGAAAAACATTATTCGCATTAGAAGAATCACAATTAAAAGCGGCGATGGCGGCTCGAAGAACATTTGGTGTAAGATTTATGCCAAGCGACAACAGATATTACATTATTGAAAATAACAACCTAAGTTCAAAAGTAGACTTTAGTGCGTCGAACACAGGCGATTCATCAGGAACAGGAGTAGACACAAGTTGGATTTTGAAATTTAACTATGTTAATGTTGATACATTAACTTACAAATACGATATTGAAATTAGAGGAACACAATTTGTGTTCGAGAGTCTAGAAGATGTTAGATTTTATAATGTTAACGAAAATAGAATACAAGATAATGCAACAGGGTTAGCAAAATACGATTCAATTGAACTACCAACATTAAACATTAAGCCTAGTTTTACAGAAGGCTTTACGTGGGTAGATACTGGTACTGACATTATAGGCGACAAGTGGTATTTAAGCACCACTGGATCTTACTTCACCAACATACCATTGATTTCCAGAAACGTTAAACACTATGATGTGCAAGTTTCTGTTACATCTAACTTTGGTCTTTATACGAACGGTGTTACAGGCTCGTTTGCTTTACCAACAGAAATAGAATTAGGTACTAGTAAAACAACAACCGATAACGGTAACGTGGTCATAGTTGCTGATACTGGAGTTGTTGATTCGCTTCCAATTATAACAATACCGTTTAGTAATACAACATTCGGCTATAATATTTTAGATGGTAGTGGCGATATAAAATATAGATACAACAACACTGATTACACATTATCTACTACAGATACTGCTGGACTTGCACCTGCAGGAGTAAATTTCTTATTGCTAGATAGTAATGTTACAACACAAACAGGTAACATTAAAGTAAACTTGCAATCCAGACATCACTACGGCATAGACGATACAACTAGAAATAACAGAAGTGACCTTATATCAATTAAGTATGTTAACGATAACAGTAGACTTGACGCTCCTTTAGTGTATAGTGCTATAGGAAACTTTAGTTATCCGGACGGTTATACTGATCCTAAGAAAGTTAAAGTTACGCCTGTTAATACTGCATCGTCAGACAGTCCTGATAATCCAATTCAGTTTGAACAGTTTGTAGGTTCTGACGATATTATACTATTTGAAAATTACGAAGACTTTGACGGCTATACTTACACTAGACCAGTTAAAGCAGGCATACTAGATTTAAGAAAAGAGGCTAGTGTTAACTTTAGTGCAGACTTTAGTTATATTGCTGGCGACTCAATTGGAGATGCTACTGTAGAACCTAGAACAGGCGTAACTCATGCTACAGTAGATTACGAATACTTTTTAGTTAAAACTAAAACCGTTGTTAACCTGTTTAATAACACTATCGGTAAATTGCACAATAAAAAGATTTATGCTAAAGATACAGGCAAAGTATTTATTTTAACTAAGAGTAGTACAGACTTAACAAGAGTTAGTAACTACGAAAGTTCAGGTCACTTTGCTAAGAAAGGCAGAAGCTTCACACAAAATACTAAGTCACAAAGACAAAACAGCGTTATATTTAAATGGACACACGTTGCAGATAACAGCATGAGGATTGATCCTAGTGTAAGTAATGTACATGAATTCTTTGTACTTACTTCTTCTTACTGGGCAGACATGCAATCTTATATTAAAGTGCCTGGCACAGATTTCCCAACGGCACCTACTAGTTCAGAATTAGAAAATGAATTTGCAATACTGCAAGACTATAAGTCTGCCAGTGACCAGTTAGTATTTAAGAGTGGAAGATTTAAATTAATATTCGGAGCCGATGCAATTGATGAGCTACAAGCAAAATTCAAAGTTGTTAGATTGCCCGGAACAAGTTTAAGTGATAACGAAATTAAGACAAAAGTAGTTGCGGCAATCAATAGATATTTTGATATTGATAATTGGGACTTCGGTGATACTTTTTACTTCACTGAATTAAGTAGTTACATACACCAACAAGTTGGTAATGCTATAGGCAGTATTGTTATTGTGCCTACAAAAGCAAGTGGTGTGTTTGGTGATTTATTCCAAGTTAAAGCAGATGCAGACGAACTATTTTTAAGTACAGCAAGCATCGACGAAATTGATGTTGTAGACAAATTAACACACGGAAACATTAAGCCTAACAAGACTAGTACTGGTCTATTAACAACATACAATGGTGTTGATAGCTCCACCGGGCCTTATGCCATTAATGGTTACTATCCGTTATATGCTACAACTGAAGCGGCGAACTTTGCAGGTGATGGAACTAATATGACTCACACATTCTTTGGACAGACTTTCTATATGCCTAACGGTGTAACATACTACCATGGTACTTATGTACTGGATCAAAGTTTAGCTGATACTACATTGGGTAATACAATTACTCTAAATAGTTCTGTAAGCAACTCTAGTAGTTCAACAGACAATAGCGGGTATTAATAAAACATGGCTGACAAGCAAATAAGTAAGTTACCTGGAGCATTACAGACGACTGTACTAAAGAACTTTTTTGAAAGTACAGTAGAACAGTTATTCAGTAAGAGCAACATTGAAACAATATCTGCATACATTGGACGTAAAGAGCCTGAGCAGTATGATTCTGCTAGAGATCATTATATAAGCGAGCCAACACCAAGTAGGCAAAAGTACAGTTTAGAACCAGTAGTAAATACAATTGACGTAACTTCAGGTCAAGCAACAAACGTATTATTTTACGAAGACTTTGTTAACCAAATAAAAAGTTACGGTGTAGATACTAAGAACGAAAACGTTTTATTCGACACAAACTTTTACAGTTTTTTACCGCCAATTAATTACGACAAGTTAATCAACTATCAGGAATACTTTTGGAGTCCAGAAGGACCAAATAAAATTGCAGTTAGCGGTACAGCACAAGCAACCATTAATATTTTAAAAGATGTAATAGGCAAAAAGTTTTATACATCACCTAACGGTGTAGTATTTAAAAATGGGTCCGTTGTAGAATTTGAAGGCACTCATGTTATTCCTGCAACATACTTAAACAATAGGTACATTGTAGAAGGCGTAGGCGAGAGCATTGTTTTATATTTAAAAGACCAAAACTTTAGTGCTATATTTTCAACACCTGCATATACACCCTGGGACGAAGAATTAATAACAGCAGAAACAACCCTTATAGCAACTGACATACCGTCAGGTGCAGTAACAGCCGCGGCATTGTTGTTAGAAGATAACAACACAGCAAGACAATACTACGATAGCGTTGGACAAGAAATTGACAGCGAATACTTTAGCACATTAGAAGACACAGACATTAACGGCAATTTTTATTGGAAGGGCTACGTTACTGGGGCGGGTGGTTTCTTATCATATATGAACACCGGGCTGGCTGGCTTTGATGCTGAACCATGGGACGGAGGCAATACACAAAGCACACCTGACTACATACTTATGCAGAGAGCCGCAATAGATAACAACACTTGGAGTAGAATTAACTTCTGGCATCATAAAGATAGATTTATAGAATCAACTACATCATTGCCAGAGAAGTCTTACAGAGCAAAGAGACCAATTTTAGAATTTGACAGAAACTTAGAACTACATAACTTTGGTACTACTGGACTGACATTCACTGCTGATTTGAGTGGTGCTGATTATACTAAATCAGAAATACAAGGCAGACCAATTAGTGCGCCACTAGATAGTCAAGGATTAAAAGTTGCTAACAAGATTATTTTACCTGACGAAAATAGTGCAATATCACAATACATTTATGTTATAGAAGACGAGCAAGTGCAAACAGTTAACGGTACTGTTTCTAATTCAATTACGGTTGTTTTAGATTCCATTGAAGATGTTTACATTGGTGCCATAGTTAAAGGCACAGGCATTAGTAGTACTAACACAGTTGTAGCAACAGCAGATGTCGACACACTTACTATTACATTGAGTGCCGCCGAAACTATCGCAGACGGTACTGCACTAACATTCTCTAACAGAATAAAACTAACAAGGATGGCACACCCAACAACTAATCCAGTTGGAGCAATTGACGGTGATGCAAACTTTGTACCATGGACTCCTTTGACAGGAGATATTGTATCTGTACTGTTCGGTAATACACATCAAGGTAAAGAATACTACTGGACCGGAACAAAGTGGGAAGTTGGTCAGAGAAAAACAAAAGTTAATACAGCACCATTATTTAAAGCAT